TTCAATAACAGATTCCCTTTCAGGATCATTATTTACAGTAAGTGACATTTCAGGGATTCCTATTTTAGATGTAGATTCTGGTGAAATAGTAAAAATAGGTACATTTGGTAGTGAAGGTATAATAGTAAATGGATCTAATGTAACATCATCAGGTGCTATAAGTGCATCAGGTACTATAACAGCAAATGTTTTTATAGGAGATGGGTCTAATTTATCAGGAGTAACAACATTTAGTTCAGCAACTGTGTCTGGTTCATTTACATCTTTAAGTTCATCTATAGCTTCAGATGTAGCAACTAACACAGCAAAATTAACGGCTAATACTTCAAACGTAACTAGTGCGGGTGCATTGATGGATTCGGAAGTAACATCTTTAGCCCTAATTAAAGGATTAACGGCCGCAACTATTTCAGGTTCTATTTCTGCTACTTCAGTAGCGGCAGCAGGGGCTTTAATGGATTCAGAGGTAACATCTCTTGCTTTAATTAAAGGCCTAACAGCAGCAACTATATCTGGTTCGTCAACTTCTTTAAGCTCGTCAGTAGCTTCAGATGTAGCAACTAATACAGCTAAACTTACATCAAACACTTCTAATGTAACTTCAGCAGGCGCTTTAATGGATTCAGAGGTAACTTCCTTAGCATTGATAAAAGGACTGACTGCAGCAACTATATCTGGTTCATCAAATTCCTTAAGCTCGTCAGTAGCTTCAGATGTAGCAACTAACACAGCTAAACTTACAGCAAACACCTCAAACGTAACTAGTGCTGGTGCCTTGATGGATTCAGAGGTAACTTCCTTAGCATTGATAAAAGGATTAACTGCCACAACAATTTCAGGTTCATCAAATTCCTTAAGTTCGTCAATAGCTTCAGATGTAGCAACAAATACAGCTAAGGCAACAGCAAACACATCAAATGTAACTTCAGCAGGTGCATTGATGGATTCGGAAGTAACATCTTTAGCACTAATTAAGAGCCTAACAGCAGCAACAATTTCAGGTTCATTTACTTCTTTAAGCTCATCAGTAGCTTCAGATGTAGCAACTAACACAGCTAAGAAAACTGCAGATGCTACAAACGTAACTTCTGCGGGTGCATTGATGGATTCAGAGGTAACATCTCTTGCTTTAATTAAAAGCATAACAGCTGCAACCATATCTGGTTCGTCAAATTCTTTAAGTTCATCGGTCGCAAGTGATGTAGCAACTAACACAGCAAAATTAACTGCAAACACTTCAAACGTAACTAGTGCGGGTGCATTAATGGATTCAGAGCTTTCTGATTTAGCAGCAGTTAAAGCAATTAATCAAGGATTAACAACTACATCAAATGTAACTTTTGGAGGAATAACTGCTGCATCTTTAAATGTGACTCATCTTACATCATCTTTTATAACTTCTTCAACTATTCAAACTGAAGGCTCTAACCTCTTTGGTGATGCTATAAATGATACTCAATTTTTCAATGGTCATATAACAGCCTCGGGTAATATAAGTGCAAGTGGTAGAGTTTATGGTACACATTTTGGAACGGGTAATGCTAATAGAAATGCTATAGATTTTAGTACTAATAATACATTACAATTTAGATTAAATGATAGTAGTAGAATAACACATACTACTACTATATTTCGACCTACTACAGATGAAGCTGTTTCTTTAGGTAGAACAGCTAATAAATGGAAAGAATTAGTTGTTAAACATATAACAGCCTCAGGTAATATAAGTGCAAGTGGAAATTTATCTGTAAAAAATTTAGACAATGTAGATAGTATTAATGCTGGAACTTCTACATTAGGAAATTTAGATTTTACAACTCAAGGAACAGTAAATTTAAGAGCTTCTAATAGTACAACTCATGGTTTAAATTTATTTGGTGGAGTAAATGGTTCAGCTCCTCCTCATATTGGTACTATAACACATGAATTTTTAGAATTTAATGTTGGTAGTACTGATAATGTAATAATATTAGCGGGCGCAGCTGATCCAACTACTTCAGGAATGTTAGCAGGAGAAGCAAGATTTACTGGACATATTTCTGCAAGTTCTGTAAGTGCAAGTGGTGATGTTTATGGAAATAAATTTTATGGAGACGGATCAGGATTAACAGGAGTAACATCATTTAGTTCAGCAACTGTATCTGGTTCATTTACATCTTTAAGTTCATCAATTGCAAGTGATGTAGCAACTAATACTGCTAAAGCAACAGCAAATACTTCAAACGTAACTTCAGCTGGTGCTTTAATGGATTCGGAAGTAACATCTCTTGCTTTAATAAAAGGTTTAACAGCAGCTACGATTTCAGGTTCATCAAATTCTTTAAGTTCATCTATAGCTTCAGACGTTGCAACTAATACTGCTAAAGTAACAGCAAACACCTCAAATGTAACTTCAGCTGGTGCTTTAATGGATTCTGAAGTAACTTCTTTAGCACTAATTAAGAGCCTAACAGCAGCAACCATATCTGGTTCGTCAAATTCTTTAAGTTCTTCAATTGCAAGTGATGTAGCAACTAACACAGCTAAAGCAACAGCAAACACTTCCAATGTAACCTCAGCTGGTGCTCTAATGGATTCTGAAGTAACCTCTTTAGCTTTAATTAAAGGATTAACAGCAACAACTATATCTGGTTCATCAACCTCCCTAAGCTCATCTATAGCTTCAGACGTTGCAATTAATACAGCAAAATTAACGGCTAATACTTCAAACGTAACTTCAGCAGGTGCATTGATGGATTCAGAGGTAACTTCCTTAGCATTGATAAAAGGATTAACAGCAGCAACAATTTCAGGTTCTCTTTCAGCTACTTCAGTAGCAGCAGCAGGTGCTTTAATGGATTCAGAGATAGCATCTCTTGCTTTGATTAAAAGTATAACAGCAGCAACAATTTCAGGTTCTCTTTCTACAACTTCAGTAAGAGCCGCAGGTGCAATAATGGATGATGAAATAGCTGATCTAGGTCATTTAAAAGCTATTGATCAAGCAGTAGCAGCTGGTGATTCTCCTGAATTTATCACTGAAAATATGACTGATGGAACTAATAAACGTTTCATGACTGATACTCAAGAACAAAAATTAGATGCATTACTACTTGTTTCCGCTGCAACAATTTCAGGCTCATCAACTTCTTTAAGTTCATCTATAGCTTCAGATGTAGCAACTAACACTGCTAAATTAACTGCAAACACTTCTAATGTAACTTCAGCTGGTGCTTTAATGGATTCTGAAGTAACTTCTTTAGCGTTAATAAAAGGCTTAACAGCTACAACAATTTCAGGTTCTATTTCTGCAACATCAGTAGCGGCAGCAGGTGCGTTAATGGATTCAGAGATAAGTAGCTTATCATCAGTAAAAGCAATTGATCAGGATTTGGATACAAATGCTGATGTTGTTTTTGAAGGAATTAATTGTTCTGAAATTGTAAACTCTGGGGCAACTTCTTTAGGAAATACTAGCAATGATACAATTGTTATAGTAGGAAACATAACATCCTCAGGTAATATAAGTTCAAGTGGAACAGTTCAAGGATTAACAGGTTCATTTAGTGCTTTAGTAGGAGATACATCACAAGCAACAAGTTTAGAAGTAGATGGTCCTATAACTGCTTCAGGAGGAATCATATCAGACAATATAGAAACATTTTGGACTTCATTTAATTGTGATGGAGATGCAAGTTTTGCAAATAGTGCATATGGTCCAAACACACAAGGCATAAATTATTATTTATGGAATAGGAACTGGACATCAACAACATCAGATAGTGGTGATCCTACAGGCGATCATGTTCATAGAACAGAAATAAATACAGGTTGGTATGTGCCATATAAAATAAAAGTAGTAGGATTTTGTGGAGGACTTTCTGATGGTAGTGCTGCATCAACAACAACATGTACTATTAAATTATTTAATACAGTAGCATCACTAAAAGGTTCAGATTATGATAGCAATTCAGGAACAACAAAGGCATTAGTTGCTAGTTCAGGTAACGTGACATTGAATGGCAATAGATGGAAAAATTTCGATGTATCTGGTTTAAGTGTTACATTATCAGAAGGTCAATATGTACTTCCAAGAATTACAATGGGAGAAAATTTAACAAATTTAAGAGGACAATTTACAATAAAATTTAAAAGAGTAGTATAATGGCAATAAGAAAATCAGATGATTTAGCAAATGACTCGGATAGTAGATATAATAATTTACGAGATGCTAAAAAGAGATCAAAAATAACTGAAAGGTTTGATGATACAACACACAATGAACTTGCTGCGGATGAGGCTTTGCAGTTTTTAAACAAGAAGTTAGATGAGGTTATCGATTCAGTAAATACAAATATATCAAAAACAGGAATATCAACTTCTCAAGCAAGTGCAATAACAGCTAACACTGCTAAAGCAGGAATATCAACTTCTCAAGCAAGTGCAATAACAGCTAATACAGCAAAGACTGGTATAACATCAACACAAGCTAGTCAGATAACTTCTAACAATGCTAAAGTTAGTTATGATAAAAATTTATCCAACACTGATGATATAGATTTGAAAGCAACTGTTACAGAAAACAGAGGTTCATATACTTTAGTATTTACTATAACTGCTGGAAGAACAACAAAAACAGCTTCAATAAGCTTAGAATAATATGGCAACAACTATTATAAGACCAGATGCTGCATCATCTGATTCGGGGTTTGATCAAACTGGAGCTAACTTATTAAGTAGAATTAATGATAATGATACAAGTACATTTGTAGTTAATAATGTAACAACTGGTACATTTTCTGTCAGTTTTGATAATAATAGTGCTTATTCAGGAGCTACTATTAATAATGTAGTAGTATCTATAACTGGTAATACTATTAATTCAAAAGTGGCAGAAGCAACATTAGACCTTACATTAAGGGATAATTCAGGAGTTTTACAATCATTATCATTAAGCTTTACCCCTACTGAATCTACACAAAATGGATCAGCATATTCAACTAGTTTAACCCCTTCTGTAGTAGATGCACTTATATTAAATGGTACAGTTGAACAAGCTGGATATATTCTTAAAGAAATTTTTATTACAGTAGATTATACTGCTGCAGTTGTAACAACACCTTTTGTAGGAATGAAATCAGGAAAATATAAAATAGTAAGTGGTAAAATAAAAATATAGAAGTATGTCGGTTTCTATTTTTTACATATATGTATATCCGACTAATAAATAAAAATAAATTAATATTTAAGTTATGGCAGAAGCAATTAAATTTACAGAAGAAGAGTTACAATCACTCCAAAATTTACAATCAACCTATAATCAAATTACCCTAACAATGGGACAAATTTCTTTATCTAAAATTCAATTAGAAAACAGAGAACAATCTGTTTTAAACACTTTAGCTGAAGTTAGAGAACAAGAAAACACTTTAGCAAAAGAACTTACTGAAAAATATGGTAAAGGATCTTTGAATATCGAAACAGGCGAATTTACTCCAGTAGTTGAAGAAGCAGCAGAAGAAGCTTCGCAAGAGTAATTGTTTTAAGATATAGTTTATATTTATAGGTGACCCTAAAGAGGTCGCCTATACTAGTTTTGGTTTGCGAATCTCTTTTATATTTATATGGGAACACGTTATAGAAATTAACAAAAATAAAATAAAAATAAGATGGCAGAAACTATTATTTCACCAGGTGTATTTACGAGAGAAAATGATCAATCGTTCTTACCACAAGGAATCGGCGCTATTGGCGCAGCATTTATTGGACCTACAGTAAAAGGTCCAGCTTTTGTACCTACATTAATTAGAAATGGATTCAACGACTTTATTAGAAAATTTGGTGATCAACACCCAGATACATATGTACCTTTTGCAGTAAAAGAATATTTACGAAATGCAGGAGTAGTAACAGTAGTTAGAGTATTAGCTGGTGGTGGTTATCAATATGATAGTATGGATGCAGCTTACATTGTGAATGATACTACAAATGAAATTATATCTGTATTAGTTCCTTCAAAAGGATATATAGGTGAAAATGTAGCAATTACAACTAACTCAACTATGAAACTTGTTGATAGTTCAGATGGTGGTGCAGCTAAAATAGGTGATAGTAGTTTAGCATTTGTTATATCAGGATCAGGAGTAATGACTGAAACAATTGTTTCTACATCTTTTACCACAGATTCTAGTTTATATGTAACAAAAACAATAGGTACTAGTCCAAATAATAGTAAAACAGGAGCAGATACTTTTGGTGGAACTCCATTATTTGCTTATCTTAACTTTGAAACATACCAAGATAATTCTGGAGCAGGAACAGATGACTTATCATTAATAACAGGTTCAGCCGCTTCAGTGTTTACAAGTTCATTTGTTGAAGGATATGATCACGCAAAAACACCATTTATTACTTCACAGTTTTTAGATGATGTTAAAACAACACAAAACTTATTCCAATTCCACACATTAGCTGATGGAACAAGCACGAATACAGATTATAAAGTTTCTATAACAAACCATAAAAATATTCCTGATATTGATAATGTAGAACAATATAGTACATTTACAGTACAGGTTAGAAAATATTCGGATACAGATAGAACACCTTCTATCTTAGAAGAATTTACTAATGTAAATCTTGATCCTAATTCACCAAATTACATTGCAAGAAGAATTGGAGATAGATATCAAGAATATAGTAGTGATTTTGGAAAAGTTCTTACAAAAGGAGATTATCCTAACATTTCAGAATTTGTAAGAGTAGAAGTAGACAATTCTGTTGCAGAAGGAGCAACTTCTCCATCATTATTACCTAAAGGATTTAAAACAGTAGCTGATACCATAAGTAATGGTAATCAAGGTGGTCAAACATATCAATTAAAAGCATATGTTTCAGCTTCAAAACAATTAATAGGTGGAAATTACAATACAAAAGCTTATTTAGGTTGGGATTTCACACATAAAGATAATTCAAACTGGAATAAACCAGTACCTTTAACATCTGCAGGTGGTAGTTCAACTTCTAATAAAGGAAATGATTTTAATGTAGATAATGAATTTATGCATTCAAGCTCATCAGCAGCATTTAAAGGATCATTAAGTGCTTCAATTGACATAACAGGAGCAACAGGACCTAGAGCAGTAGATTTAAAATTCTCAGTACCTTTCCAAGGTGGTTTAGATGGAATTGATCCAGCTACAATAATTAAAACTGGAGAAAATTTATCAGCTACAAATGCATTTGGTTTTGATTTAAGTTCAACAAGTGCTACTGGATATAATGGGTATAAAAAAGCATTAGACATTTTATCTAATCAAGATGAATATGATATTAACATGTTAGTATTACCTGGTGTAATTAAAAACTTACACGCTTCAGTAACAGATGCAGCACAAAACATGGCTGAAGATAGAGGTGATACATTCTATGTAATGGATTTATCAAAAGAAACAGCAACTGTAAATCAAGCAGTTAATGATGCAAATGGATTAGATACTAATTACGCTGCTGCATATTATCCATGGGTAAAAGTGCTAGACACTTCGCGTAACAAACCGATCTTTGTTCCCCCATCAGTTATCGTGCCTGCCGCAATTGCTGCGTCAGATCGAATTGGAGCTGAATGGTTCGCACCAGCTGGTTTAAACAGAGGTGTATTAGGAACTGTATTAGAAGCTAAAAATAGATTAACACAAGCTGAAAGAGATAGCTTATATGAAGGAAGAGTAAATCCAATAGCAACATTCCCAGCAACAGGAGTTTGTATTTGGGGTCAGAAAACACTTCAAGTAAGACCAACAGCTCTAGACAGAATTAATGTTAGAAGATTGTTAATTACTCTTAAGAAATTCATTGGAAGTTCTTCTAAGTACTTAGTATTTGAACAAAACACAATCCAAACTAGAAATAGATTCTTAAATATTGTTAACCCATATTTAGAGTCAGTACAACAAAGACAAGGATTATACGCATTTAGAGTAGTAATGGACGAGTCAAATAATACACCATCAGAAATCGACAGAAATAGATTAGTAGGTGCTATTTATTTACAACCAACTAAAACAGCAGAATTTATAGTACTTGACTTTAACGTATTACCAACAGGAGCTACATTCCCTGCATAAAAAGTTTAAAAGGATTATATTTATAATAGAACAATAAAAATAAAATAAAAAGATGGCAATATTAAACACAAACGACATGATGTACACAGCATTCGAGCCTAAGTTGCAAAACAGGTTTGTAATGTTTATCGATGGAATTCCAGCATTCCTAGTAAAAAAAGTAGGAAGACCAAACATCCAATTTGGAGAAGTAACTCTTGATCACATTAACGTGAAAAGAAAAATTAAAGGAAAAGCTGACTGGCAAAACATTACAGCTGAACTTTATGATCCAGTAACACCATCAGGTGCTCAAGCAGTAATGGAGTGGGTTCGTTTGTCACACGAGTCAGTTACAGGTAGAGATGGTTATTCTGATTTCTATAAAAAAGACATTAGATTTAACGCATTAGGTCCTGTAGGTGATGTAGTTGAAGAATGGATTTGTAAAGGTGCTTATTGTTCACAAGCAAACTTTGGAGAAGCTGATTGGTCTTCAGATGCACCAATGA